GGTTTCTGATAAATACAAGATGGTATTCCAACCAGGATTAGTTGATTCCGGTGGTTCTTCTAATTTTAAAACCAATCCAATTAATCATAAATTACCCGAAGAGTATGTGGGTAACGATCAAATATTAATTAACTCAGAACGAATTATACTTTCATCTAAAGCAGAAGAGATGTTATTTTTTTCTAAAGGTGATTATGGATTTATATCCGATGGTACATTTAAGATAGATAACGGCTTCGGTGGAGCGGATTTAGATTTTGGTGATGATATAAACATTACACTTGATAGAAACAATTCTAATTTCTACGTATTTGCAAACAATGGAAACATTTGGTTGAATACTGATGATAGTGGTAAATCGGGTGGTTCTGGTCAAAAAGAACCATTAGCACGTGGTGAAACATTAGTAACATTATTATCTGAGTTGATAGATGCAATAACACAACAAGTATTTGCAACTCCAGCTGGACCAACTGCACCAGGTCCTCTTAATGTTGCGGTATTTAAAAAGATACAAGCTCAACTTGATAAAATAAAATCTACTAAAAACTTTACGGAATAATCTCATGTCGTGGAATTTATTCAAAGTAAATATGTTGTTGTTCATGAACAATCCAATTGGGATTGTTACACCAGTTCAGTTTGCAACCAAACTTGCTACTGAGTATGATTCTTGTATGAGAAGAGGTGGGCAGTTGATTAGTAAGAATTCAATACTGTTTGGAAACATTGCATTGATGATACCTTTAATAGTGGTAGGTCAAGCTAAGGCAATTACAAAAACACAACCATCTAAACATAATTTCTTAGCCGATGTTGGTAAAGCAATAGAAGGATATTGGACTGGGGCTACTTTGAATCCATTTCCAATCTACCCTATACCAGCACCAGGTTCAATTCAAAATTTAATAATAACCCAAGCTATGGTTACTAATCCAGGTAAGTGGCCAGAAGTACCATTTGAAATACCAACTAAATCTTCTTTAGTTTTTTTAGAAGCATTCGTTATGTTTGCTACGATACATTTATTCACAGTTCAAGGTATGATGATGACTACTTCATTATATCCTGGACCGATTGCTCCAGTACCTGCTCCTGGTGTTGTTAATTGGTTAGGTTATACTATTCCAAATGTACCAATGTTTGGATTGGGTGGCGGGGGTGGTAGCGATGGTCCGTTATCAGCTGATTTGATAGGCGGTGGTGATATTAGAGATATTCCAAAGCCAATACTTAAATCTGAGGCAGAACGAAATGCAATTGATAATAAATTTCCCCAAGATAAATTAGGTCCAGATGCATTAGAATATCAAGATGATGTTATAAATGATGAACTAAGAAAGAGTTTATCAAATTCAATAACATTAGATGACAAGGCAGCTTTGGTACTTGATGCAGAACGTAAAAAGGATAAACTTGGCTTAAACCGATTTTATAATAAGGCAATACAATCCATCGGTGATTATAAAAATACTTTACCTGATACTGATGCTCAAATGAAAAAATCATTATCACAATTACAAAAAGAATTAAAAAAAGAAAAGCAACTTTGCTGTAATGATTGTGATTAAATCTATAAAACTTACAAAGATATATTTATACTAAGATAACAATAATTAACAAACAATGGATTCAAAAAAATTAGCAAAACTAATAAAAGTTCTCGTTGAAGCTGAAGTAGCTAAGAAACATGAGGCTTTTTTATCTAAAACTTTTCCTAAGATTTTAGCAGAAGAAGTGAACCGTAAACTTAAATCACAATTAAAAGAGTTGAAGGGAGGTGTTTCATCCCCTCCTACTCAAGTGGTACAAGAGGTGGATGTATTCGAACAAGCTAATCAAGTTTTAGAACAAGAACGTGTACAAGTTAAAGAACAGAAGCACTTTACAAAGAATGAAGTTCTTAATAACATATTAAATGAAACTAAACCTTTCAGCGCATCACAACGTAGTGGAGGTCCAGTTGGAGCTGGTGGAGCATCTGTATTAGATAATCTTCCTAAGAAACAACTTAATGAAAATACTCATATACCATCGTATGCAGATGCAGAGCCGGATATTGACCAAACAATCAATATGGGAAGTTCTTTAGGAGCAGGTGGTACAGATGCAATGAGAGCTCAGATGGCTCACAAAATGGGTTACGGTGATGTAGCTACTCAAGGAGGAGCAAAAGCAGGATTGGGTGTTTCAACTGGCTTAGCAGCATTAGATAGAGTATTAAATAGAGATAACTCAGAGTTAGTTAAAAAATTTAAAAGATAAATGCAAGAATTATTAACCATACTTGTTGTAATATACGCACTTAATACTTTAGTTAAACTGTTTAAGGGTGATAATGATGGATGTGGTAATTGTAATTGTGGGAGTAAATAAAAATGGCATATACTTTACAGAAAAAAGTAGTTAAAGATACGGATAGTGAATTTGATAATCATGCGTATGGTCTTACCTATCCTGTAAGGAGTGGTTCTACTATGTTTGAATCTACCTATAATTTGGTAGATGCTGCATCTGCTAATATTAGAAACTTATTACTAACACGAAAAGGTGAACGAATCATGTTACCTGAGTTTGGAACTGGATTACATGAATTATTATTTGAACCAATGGATGATGAGTTTGAATCAAAGGTTCAAAAAACAGTTATAGATTCAGTTAAATTTTGGTTACCGTATGTTACGATTGAGGAAATTGATATTGATATGAGTCCTGAAATGAAAGATAGGCATAGAGCAAATCTTAAATTAACTTTTAGAGTGGGTGATTCAATTGATTTAAACGAAGTTACATTCACAGTACAGGAATAATATTATGGCACTAAACACTACAGATAGAAAAAACAAGGGAAGAAATATTCAGTATATGAATAAGGACTTTGGTCAATTCAAGGATAACCTCGTTGAATATGCTAAAACATATTTCCCTACAACGTATTCTGATTTTAATGAATCTTCACCCGGAATGATGTTCATAGAAATGGCATCTTATTTAGGAGATTCACTTTCTTACTATATTGATGATACATTAAAGGAATCAATGTTAAACTCTGCAGAAGATAGAAGTAATGTAGTTGCATTAGCAAACTATCTTGGATATAAACCAAAAGTTACCTCACCTGCATTAACTACATTCTCAGTATATCAAATTACACCAAGTAAACGAAAAGCAAGTGGAAACTTATATGATGGTGATAATCGATTTGAAATGGATGAGGGTTACCTCCTTAGAATTCAAGAAGGAATGCAAATCGAAGCAAATTCAGGTGTTATATTTAGAACTTCGGAACTCGTAGATTTTAATGATTTAAACGATAGAGAAGTAACCGTATATGAGCGTAATGCATTGCAAGAACCTACCTATTATTTAGTTAGGAAATTTGTGAATGCAATTTCAGCTGATTTAAAAGAAATAACTGCTTCATTTGGAACACCCAAGCAATTTGATAGAATTGATTTAAGTGATACTAATATTATTCAAATATATGATATTAGAGATTCAAATGGAAACAAGTGGTATGAAGTACCATATCTTGCACAAGAGATGGTGTTTACTGATTATCCCAATACAAGTCAATTTGATAATGATTTAGCTCAGTTCAGAGAATCAGTACCAAGTATTCTTAGGGTAACTAAAACATCTCGTAGATTTGTTGCTCAAGTTAATACCGATAACACAACTTCTATTTTATTTGGAGCAGGTAATTCAACCTCATCTGATGAAACATTCTTACCTAACTTTAAAAATGTAGGATTAGGATTAAACAATTCAATTGATAGATTGGGTGCATCATTTGACCCGGCTAACTTTTTAAAATCAAAATCATATGGACAAGCCCCAGCCAATACAACTTTAACGGTTCGTTATTTAGTAGGTGGTGGAATTAGTTCAAATGTTAAAAAAAGTGAAGCTAAACGAATTAAGAATATTTCATTTGATGAAGATTTATCATTATTTGATACAGATGAATTACAAATGTACGCAACTGTTAAAAATTCAATTGCTGTTGAGAACGAAATACCAGCTAGTGGAGGTAGAGGTTCTGAAACTATTGATGAGATTAGAGAGAATGCACTTGCACACTTTGGTTCTCAAAATAGAGCAGTAACTCGTAAAGATTATCAAGTTAGAACTCTCGCACTTCCAGCTAAGTATGGTGGAGTAGCTAAAGCGTATTGTGCACCTGATGGGGAATTGGATAATAACTCACCATCCTCTATACTAAATTCACCTGATAACTTGGATGAGTTCGCTGGTTTGGTTATGAGTTTGGGTGGAGAAGGCTTAACAGAAACGGAAGTAAAAACAGAATTACAAAGATTTTTAGTTGGGAAGCAAGGTATAGAAGAAAAAAATAACCCATTTGCAATTAATTTGTATCTAATGGGATATGATTCTAACAAAAACTTAGCTAAAATTAATAAAGCAGTTAAAGAAAATGTAAAAACTTATTTATCTGAATATAGATTGTTGACAGATGGTATTAATTTATTAGATGGATTTATAATTAATATAGGTGTAGATTTTGAAATAATGGTTTATAACTCATATAACAAAAACGAAGTAATGTTACGATGTGTTACGGAAATACAAAAATACTTTAATATAGATGATTGGTCATTTAATCAACCAATTAACATTTCTGAATTAGAATTAATTATAGGTAGTGTTGAAGGAGTACTTTCAATACCTAAATGTAATATAGTAAATAAATGTAGTGGAACGTATTCTAAAAATAAATATAATATCGAATCAGCAACAAAAGGGAAAATGGTATATCCATCATTAGACCCATCGGTATTTGAATTAAAATATCCAGGTAAGGATATACAAGGGAGGGTTGTCTAATGTATCAATTTATAACAGCATCCAAGGATGCATCCATTTACTTACAACAACCATCTCAAAATACTGGGTTGGATGAAATATTAGAAGTTTCTAAAACTTATTATGGAAGCTTAAAAGATATCGCACATACACTTATTAAGTTTGATACAACAGATTTAGTATCATCAATTGCTAGTGGTGAGGTAACTATGAGTGCAGCTGATATGATTTTACGTGAATGTGAATCTATTGAAATACCAATGGATTACACACTATATGCGTACGCAGTAACTCAATCATGGGATATGGGAATCGGTACACGATTTGATAAAATATCTACCGATGGTACAACTTGGAATTCTGTTAAAACAGGACAAGATTGGTTATCTTTAGAAAATCATTCTGCCGATACTACTGGCTCATACAATGGTAAAGGTGGTACTTGGTTTACTGGTTCATTTTCTTCACAAACATTTTCATATGAATCATCTGATGTATCTATGGATGTTAAAACAACTATGGATGAGTGGGTGGCTGGAACATTACCAAATGAAGGGTTTATTATTAAACACGATACTACATTAGAAAATGATACCAATGATTATGGGCAATTAAAATTCTTTAGTAAAGAAACAAATACTATATATCAACCTAAACTTAGAATTGGATGGGATGATTCATTATTCTCAACTGGTTCTCTCACAGAACTTACTTCTGATGATATTCACGTAACGTTTAAGAGATTGAAAAGTAAATATAGAGTTGGTAGTACACCCGAGATTAAAGTGTTCGGTAGAGAGAAGTATCCACTTAAAACTTATACTAATACGTACGCTTACAACGATGTAAAATATTTACCTTCAACTACTTATTATCAAGTAAAAGATATTATTACCGATGAAGTAATTATCCCCTTTTCAGATTACACAAAAGTAAGTTGTGATTCAACTGGTAACTTCTTTAAACTTAATTTAACTAATTGGGAAACTCAACGAGATTACTACTTAGAAATTAAAGTTGATAGAGATGGTACTATTGAATACTTCGAAGATAAAGATTTAACTTTCACAATAGAAAAATAACATGAGTTTAGATAATAGATTTAGAATCGGTGAATTAACACAAAGTGGTTCACGGGCAGTAGTATCACAAGATACCACGTCTAAATCGCACACATTTATTTCAGATTCCAAAACTATCGTACTTGGTGAAGAAGATGGTGGTAATGCTCCATACACTCACGTTAAAGGTGATAGAGATGGTGAACTTACTGCTTATGTAGAAAAGCCAGCATACAAGGAAGATCAACTAAAGAAAGCAGTTGATACTATAATTGATGAATTAGTTCTTCCTCCAAAAAAGGATCAGCCTGATGTTGTTCCCCGTGAAGTTTATGATGAGTTGGAAGATAAATTCCAACAAGCTCTTACTGATTTAGAAAACGCTCAGCTACGAATTTCAGAATTAGAAGGAGAAGTTGCTAGATTAACTGCGGAAAGTAAAGCACTTCAAATAGAGAACGATTCTTTAAAAGTTCGATTTGCTATTGTAGATAATCAATACGAACAATCAATAGATAGATATCGTGATGTTACTGCTAAGTTAACGACTGCAGTTTTAAAAGGAACTAAAGAGGCAAATCAACGTGTACGTTTAAATGCTGAAGCAGAGGGGTTAATAGCACAGAAAGATGGGTTAAGACAACAACTACTTTCACTTAGACAGACTATTGTAGGTTTAACTAAGGCTAATGATGCTACTGCCGCCAGTTTAGAAGCACAGCGAAAAAATGCTGCAGCTCAAGCAGCTTTAGCTAAAGAATTAGCTGATCAACAAAAAGCATCATTAGAAGCCCAACAAGAGGCATTGGAATCTCAATTATCTGGTCAGGCAGCGGAAACACAAGCAGCTGCAGCTGGAATGATACAATTATCAGATAACCAATCATATTATAAAATTAAACAACTTGATCCTGCAAACGTTCCTGAGGATATTTATTGGGCTACTAAAGCGAATAACGGACGCGTCCCTGGTAAAGCAGGTACGTTAGTTGTACAAAACTTAAAAGATACTGGTGCTAAGATAACAAAAGTAGAAGTATCCTTTCCAGGTATGGGATGGTTCGGTAAATATGGCCCGATGGGATTTGATACAGATGACGGTCCACCGAAGAAAACAAAAGCAATTAGTGTTGATAAAGGAGCTACCAAAGAAATTACACTTTACTTTAATAAAAAAATAGGCGGTAGAAACCAGCCTGAACCAGATGGTGGAGGTTGGGGTAACAGTGCTAAAGATTACAGAGATCCGTTTAAGTTTAAATTTACATATGATGATGGTACAACTGCTAGTACTGACCAACTAAACTACAGAATACGTAAAAATAAAGGATAGAAGATGGCAATAAAAACATTTAAAGATGTAATCGGTAATCAAGGTTATCGAGTTGATAAAAAAGATAGAGAAATCTTTGAACGTGAGGTGCGTAAAGGACTCTTTGGTAATGATGGTTCTGATATAATAGAATTTGTTTTATACGATGCATCTGAAAACGCGTTACCACAAGAAGCATCTAATGGTAAATTAGTTAGGTACATTTCAATAACCGAACCGAACATAAAAAAATATTTTAGTAAAACTGATCAAACTAAATTTAATATAAAATCAAATAAAGCAGATGAATTTTATATTAACGTTGAATTACTTATTAGAGAAGCTGGGTATACTAATGGTATATTTAAATCATCAGTATCATTACTCAATAGACGATTAGGTTCTGAGGATAGAAAATTTGATAAAGCATGGATACATGAAATTTCTCCATCTCGTACAGAAATTAGAGTTCTACCCGTTATTGAAGATAACACAGGTAAACCAAATTCTGATTTATCTCTACGATACAATATATTTACAGAAGGAAAAGATTTTGCATCTGATATTATGGGATTCTTGGATGAATTTACAGCACAATTTGATGTAGCATCAATTATAACAAAAATGTTAACATTACGGGGTAACATTGCAGATGGAACTGGATATGTTGAATTAATTGAAAAAGAATTTAAAATTGATAACTTTGAAAGATGGTTATCTCTTGTTAAAATTTCATTTGATAAATCTCTCCAAAATTTTAGAACCAATAGATATTATAATATTTTAGAAGGAGCAAAATTCGGACAACTCACGGGTGAGCAAACCGGATTAGATTTTGATGGTGCTAGTGCAATGGATATGTTATGTGATATGGCAGAAAATTGTGTTAATTATCATTTACCTAACCAAGATTTACGTAATGAAACTACACGAACCAAAACTCAACAGAAAACTTTAGATGCGGTTAAAAATATATTAAAAACCGTTTCATCAAACGAAGACTTTACAGCAGAATCGCCAGTTACTAAAGCAGCTGGTATTAGAGGGTGTACGGATTCAAACGCAACAAATTATAATCCTCTGGCAACTGTTGCAGATATTTGTAATTATTCAAAGCAGGTAACCAAGTATAGAAAAGTTCCTATACCACCACCAATTCCACCACCTACACCACCAACACCACCCTATATACCACCTACACCACAACCTCAACCAGTTAAACGAAGAGGTTGTACGGATAGTAGTGCAACAAATTATGATTCTAACGCTCAAGTTAATGATGGTTCATGTCAATATCCTACACCACAACCTGCAAAAGTAAGAGGTTGTACGGATTCAACGGCAACAAATTATAATCCAAATGCTGAAATTGATGATAATTCATGTAAATATAAACCTGTAGAAATTAAGGTAATACCCGAACCCAAACCTTCATTTCCAGCTTACGGAAGTAATCGTACCTTACGGTGTATACCAAATCATCCACAACAAGAAGCTATAATTCAATTCGCGGATGGAAAGGGTGGTACAATTACCACCCATGAAGATTTTGCCAGTGAGTGTAGCTACGGTGATAATGATGGAACAAAATATGGTGAGGGATCCTCTGGCGGATGTTTAGCTGGTAATACTATGGTAGAATTGTCCAATGGTACATCTATTCCAATTAAAGATATTAAAATAGGAGCAACATTAAAAGGATTTGATATAAAAACTATTTCACCTTGGAATGAAGTAGAAGATAATTGGAAAGGTTCTAATATTGAACAATATGATTATGATGATTATCAAGTAACCGATACAATGGAAATTACAGATGCTGAAGTTTATTCCATAAATAATGGTTTATTGGAATGTAGTGAGGACCACAAACATTTGGTAAGAAGAAATGATTTATGGATGATTCGAACAACATTGCAGTTAAAGCCAGCTGATGTTTATATGGATAGAGATAAAAATGAAATTAAAATTCATACTATATTATGGGATAGAAAGGATACTGTATACTTGATTTCATTAAATGGTAAACATACATACTTTGCAAATAATATTTTAACTCACAATAATAAAGCTGGTAGTGGTGGTGGTGGGTTCAATACCTCTTCATTATACGCATTGAATCAAAGTCAGCTGTTTTAACCAAACTAATTAAAAAGAATAAATAAATTATTAAAATATTTATATACTAATAGGAGAACTAAATAACAATGGTATACCAAAAT